AGATCAAAGTTCATTTATCGTCCTTAATTTGCATGGTGTCTCCGTTGAATGTCAAGGAGACATACTCCGAACCTGACGGGTCAGCCTTACCTCCACGGTTCTTCACGGTTGACACACACAACAGGTCAGGCCCACACACGTCGGTCTGCTTGTGCAGCGTCAACACCATCTCCGGTACACGGGCGATCTGGCCCTTCACACCAGACAGCGGGATCGGGCGGTCTGCATCGTTGTAGCCGCCTGTGACGTGGTGCAACCCGACAACACAGGCACCGGTAGACCGGGCCATATCGTGCAGGTAATCCATCAGCGCCTCAAGGCCGCTGAACGGGTCATCATCGTTGTCGCCTCCGGTGCGGACATTGGTCACGTTGTCGATGACCACCAGCGCCGGGAAGTCTCCGTAGACCTCCTCATATGAACGCATCGACATTTCGATCTGATCCAACGAGGGCGAAGCCGCGTAGTTGAATCGGATAGGGATATCCGCGAACAACTCCCCCGCCTCACCTAAATCGCCGGCACGCACCATACGCACCGACGCATCCATCCGGTCACCCGTCAGCACCGACAACGAGCGGGATAACTGGGTGAACGCATCAGAGTCCGCTGAGAAATACAACGTCGGAACCTTCGCCTGCAACGCATACGTCAGGATCAGCGCGGACTTGCCCACACCAGGCCCCGCGCAGACCAGGGCTAGCTGGCCGCGCAGGAACCGGGTGCCACGCATCTCAAGCGAATCCCACACCGTAGGAAGAGGATTACCGGCGTTACCTTTGATGAATAACGATTGCGCGAGTGTGAACATCTAACCTCCGTACAGTTGGGTCATCTGCTGGTGCAGCTTCCACTTCGCTACCTCCATCAGCCCTAACGCTTCGAGGAACGAAAACTCTTCAGGTGTGTCCATAGCGAAACCTTGTTTCCCGTCAGGGAAGATCGTCCGCTTCAGCGTGATTTCAAGAAGCACCACCGGTTGCATCTCATAGTCTTCTTTACTCATAACCAATCTCCTCCGTTGTGCCGTCAGGGAACCTGATCCTCACGTCGCGCTCCTGCCCATACCTTTGCTTCGCGAGGTTCTTATTCGCAACCGCGAACTTCCTGGCCGCAACCTCCGTAGGAAACGGCCACGAAGAGTCGCCTGTCAGACGGTGCAACTGGCCTAGCTCCACGAACCAGTAGTCGGTGCTGGTGTCTAGCTCAATTCTCTTGCGGTACTCCATCAAGCCTCCCTATTCGTTGTAGGAACCCGCACGTCTTGCACTCCGCTCCTAGGCAGTGCAGCAGGTGCCCTTGTTCGCATTTCTCCACGATGTCATCAGCCGCCCATAACGGGATCGGCCTGCCAGACGGCGGGTTGTATGTGCCCACAGCCTTAACGTATTTCGTCAACGAATCGTCGCCCTTGTGGTAGAGAACGATGTCTTCGTATGTCATTAGTGTAGGCAGTTCTTGTTTGATGTCAAATCTCCTTACACAGCGTAGTCACAGGCCCAGGCCACGTCGCAAAATCGGCACTTCGACGCCTCAGGCGTTGCCTCGAAGTTGCCGGCTTGGATGTTGTCTTCAAGCTCGCGGAACTTCGCGGACACCTTCTCGCGTGTCCACTCATTCAGCATCAGCGGAAGCGTGGGCTTCCCGGTGCGGCCCATCCAGTAGTCGCCCCACAGCGGCCTCGTCCCATAGGACTCAGCCAAGGCTATTGCGTAAACAGCTAACTGGAAGTCATCACCGGGATGATTCCCGGTCTTGTTATCGCGGACAACAGTCACGCCTTGCGAACTGATAACCGCGTCGATGAAGCCTCGAATCGGCACACCATCCAGGTTGATGTCGAAACCCAGTTCAATACCCGGCGTGCCGTCAGGTGCGATCCAGATTACCTCAGTCGGGTGGCTGTTGTACCAGTCGATGTACTTCACCACCTGATCCAACCCGATCTGGAACCTTCGTTCGATGTCAAGTTCGCCGTGGTAAGGCCCCGACGCAAACCACGCCTGGAAGTTAGGCGTGACCTCACATGCCTCACCAATATGCGAGGCATACGATTCGCGGAACACTTCTTGCGCGTCCTCAACGGTCATGGTGCGGCCTGACCGCTCGTAGGCTTCAGCGGCCTCATGCACCGCAGACCCTTGCGCCAGCCACGCTGCCGGCCTTTGCCACACCTTGTCGATGCGCGAAAGCTTGTACGCCTGAGGGCAACGCTCATACAGCTTTATCTGAGACACCGAACGGTGTTCTACAGTTCCCACAGTTGCCACACGGCCCTCCCAAACATCATGTTGTCATCGTCAACGGTGTCGCTGACCACTAGTGTCGCGGCCCGGAGCATGTCAGCCACATCCGTAAACATCACGTCTGTGTCCTCGACTAACACGCTCCGGTACACGATCATGTATCTTCCCCCCTGCTCACGCACTGTTTCGACTGCTGAGAACCAGCATTGCTCGAAACGTGTGAATAACCCTGTGTTAGCGGTGCAGGTCACTGGCATATCTCTTTCCGTTACGGCTCCCTAGGTGGGAACCTCCAAATCATGCGGCCTTGGTCTGACAAGTTGGTGTGCTTGTTGACCCGGATGAGTAGGTCACCGTCGCGTTTGGTGCGGCGACGGAGGGCGAACCCACCGTTGGAGGCGAAGCCGTCTATCGGCGGCAACGCCGGATCATACTCAAGTACCTGATCCTTGAGCATTTTGTAAAAGCCACGCAGACGGCTGAGTTTGTCCTCAGACATACCCTTGCCACCTGTGACCATGTATTCCCCGTGATCGCGGAGTCTGCGGTGAGCGGAGCAACGCTCTTGTTCTTTGCTGACCGTCCACGGGAAGTTGTCTTCAAGCACCTGCTGGCGTGGTGTGCGTGTGCCGTTGTAGGTGCGTGAGTGCCATGAGACTGCTTGTCGCGACACTCCGTACAGCCGTGCTATGTCTGAGCCTGTGAAGCCTTTCTGCTTCAGTTGTTCGATCACGGACAGGGAAAGCTCAGGAAGCTCGCCCTCCCCGAATGGGTTTTTGTTTGTCATGCCAATTATTCTAGCCGGCAAATTGTTTGCTGTCAATTGGCTTGCCTGCATCTAACCACACGCTCGCAAATTACGTCAAATCGTGTGCGGGTGTGCTGAACAGGCGTTATCTAACGGTCTTGAAGAATAAGTTAACTTAAGCCGGGGGAGGTCTAAAACCTCCCCCGGCTTACAGAAGAACTACCCCCCTTATATGGGTGTTGCATCAAGCGTTTGTTTCACTCAGTGACCAAGGTCACTGCCCCGACGCGGGCTGCGTCCGCGTCGGGCGTGGTGTAACACAACAGGAGTAGGCCAACAAGCACAGCGCCTACGAATCGGGTCATTTAGACCAGTTCTCCTTATCGAATAGCAACCTCTCCACGGTGGTGCAGAAGACGCCTGCGGCGCCACCCGCCTCCGACGCTAAATCCGCGAGGTGTTCCTCGCAGAAGTCACCCGACTCCTCCGCTTGGAGGTAGGCGTTGATGTCTACACGCGCAATGTGCAGCCAACGCAGCAGTTCCGCCATATCTTCGCCCTTGATTGTGAACACAGTTAAACCTCCTGATAGAAAGGCGCGGGGCCGATTTGACCCTCGCGTACTGACATGGCCCACAGCTTGTCGGCCCACTCGCTGACGTACTCAGCCAGCTTGATGACTTCGTTCCAGTCCTTCATCTCGAAGGCCCGGTAAAGTGCCGGCGAAATGTCGTCCAGGTGATCGGCGGCGTCATACACATCCCACCGCTTGACGGCGGGTTTAAACCTCGAATAGTCAGGCATCCTCTTCCTCTTCGTATTGGGCACCGTCTACGGAGTAGACGATGTTTTGAACGAGCGTGAGGTTGTCATGCCCGGTGAACGTGTACCAGCACACGTCGATCAGGTCTTGCTGGTTCCACTCGTCGGTGGATACCACCAGTTCAACCTTGTAGTAGCGGACAGGTTTCACTACTTCCCAAGCCATTACGCCTCCAATTCGATAGTGCCGGCAATCTCGTAGCCGTAGCTGACCATCCGCTCAGGCCACGTCGCCCGGAACTCGTGCTTGGACAGGTGATCCTGCGCCCACTTGACCACGGTGCTCTTCGTCACCGCAGTGTCGGAGCCGTGCTTGCCCAGCAGGTCTTTCAGGCAGCGGTTGCAGTGCGCCCGGTAGATCGTGTCGCCTGCGGTGGTGGTGCGCTTGAGAATCGTTACGGTGTCGGTCATTTCATTTCTCCTTTGTTGATGTGTCGGTCGAACAGGTCTTTCAAGCAGTGCCGGCAATCGTCGCCGTGTGAGCAGGTCATCAGTGCATCCCCGTAGCGCCACGGAACGCATACCGCAACACCACCACGGCGTAGTCCTGCTCCGTATCCGGCAGCAGAAGCTCCGCAGCCAGATGAAGCACACCGTCGCGCAGGTCAGCGTCTTCGAAACCTGACCAGACCACAGCGGCGGTGTCGAAGATGTGATTGAACTCGTACTCAGCCATACCCATTATCCATACCTATCGTTTGATGTCAAGGGGGAGGGCGAATTGCCCTCCCCCGTAGGGAACTAGACCGCAACCAACTCGCGGCCCAACACACGCTCAAGAGCGTCCAGCGTGGCCGCATCCTCGTCGGCGGTGACGCCGCGCAGAACCCGGTCGAACTGGCGGTCGA